TAATAATCTGTATAATGAAGAGTAGTTATGAAAACTAAAAACAAAAATAATGGCAACAAGTAGTAGTAAAAATTTTGAACCTGATGTTGCAGACTACATAGAGGAGGCTTTTGAAAGGTGTGGTTTGGAGCTAAGAACTGGCTATGACCTCAAAAGTGCAACCAGAAGTTTAAACATTATGTTGGCTGAGTGGGCTAACAGAGGTCTAAACCAATGGACTGTTACAGAAAAAACCATATCTATGGTTGCATCTACAGGAACTTACAACATAGACAGCACAAATTCTACAGCACCTATTGATGTTTTAGATGTTTACATAAGAGAAACTTCAGGCACTGAAACAACTGACCTACCACTTAGTAGATTAAGTAGAGCACAATATTCACATATAACTAACAAGGCTAGTGAAGGCAAACCAAATCAATTTTTTGTAAACAAACAATTATCTCCAACTATTACTGTCTATCCTGTACCAGATTTATCAAGCACTTACACTTTATACTTAAATGTTTTAACAAGAATGGATGATGCTGATTCTGCAACAAACACTATGGATATGCCTTTTAGGTTTTATCCATGTTTAGCAGCTGGTCTTGCTTATTACATATCTATGAAAAGAGCACCACAACTTACAGGACAGCTCAAAGCTATATATGATGAAGAATTTACAAGAGCACTTTCACAAGATGAAGAAAGGAGCTCATTTAATATATCACCAAATTTAAGGAGTTATAACAACGCATAATGGCTTTTGCTTCTAATAAAAATGCTTATGGTATTTGTGATTTGACAGGTTTCAGATACAAACATAAAGACATGAAAAAAACTTGGGATGGTTTGTTGGTTGGTAAAGACCAATGGGATGCTAAACACCCACAATTAATGCCAAAACCTTCTCCAGTTGACCCAGAGGCAATAAGAGATGCTAGAGTAGAAAGCCCAGAAACTAATAATTTTTTTACAGTTTATACCAATGTGGGTACTGGTAAACTGGGCACACAACTAGATTCTTTTGAATTGACAGCAAGCATAGGAGCAGTCACAGTAACAACATGAGTTTTACATTAGCAACATTAAAAACAGCAGTACAAGATTATTTGCAAGTATCTGAAACAACTTTTACAAATCAGTTACCTAGATTTATACAAGAAGCAGAAGACAGAATATTTAATTTAGTACAACTGCCTTTTCAAAGAAAAAATGTACAAGCAACTTTAACTGTGAGTAACAGGTTTTTAGCTACACCTACAGATTTTTATGCTCCATTCAGTTTAGCTGTTATCAACAGCAACACTTATGATTATTTAGATTTTAAACACCCATCTTTTATAAAAGAATATGCTCCCTCATCAACTGCTACAGGACAACCAAAGTATTATTCACAGTTTGATGATACTTCATTTGAGCTTGCTCCAGTTCCTGACTCAGCATATACTATTGAATTACATTATTTGTATAAACCAGCCTCTTTAACAAGTGGTAGTGACAGTGGTACTACAATACTAAGCACAGATTATCCTGATGCTTTGTTGTATGGTACTTTAGTAGAAGGAGCTGTCTTTCTGAAAGAACCCCCTGATGTCATTGGTCAATTTGAGGCTAGATTTAAGGAGGCAGTAAGCAGAATGAAAACCTTATCAGAAGGTCGTGGCACACGAGATGAATATAGGTATGACCAGTTGCGAACTGGTGTATCTTAATGCAACCCATTGAATCACTAGAAGGCAAACGTATTGCCATAGTAGGACTTGGTATATCACAAGTGGATTTTGCTGTTGGTTTGCAGAATGGCAAAACTTGGGATGAAGTTTGGACAATCAATTCAGCTGCTGCTGTTTACAAAACAGACAGAATGTTTATGTTAGACCCAGCAAGCAGATTCTTTGATAGTAATGATGCTGGCAAACAAACAAGTGCACTGACCAGAATATTGCCAGATGCTGACTATCCTATTTACACATGTGAGCTAGATGAAAGAGTACCCAGTGCTTTGGTTTATCCTATTCAAGATGTTTGCAATGCTACTAAATGTGCTTATTTAAACAACACAGTAGCTTATGCTATAGCTTTTGCACTTTTCAATAAAGTTGGAGCTATTGACCTGTATGGTATTGATTTTTCTTACAAAGAAAACATGCACTTTGCAGAAGCTGGTAGAGCTTGTGTTGAATTTTGGATATGCAAGTGCATGGAAGCAGATATAATTGTAGGCATTAGTGCAAGGTCAACAGTGTTAGACTCTAATGTTGTTGCAACTGACAGACTATATGGTTTTCATAGATTAGAAAAACCATTAGTGGCAGTGCCACATGAGGGTAAATGGATTATTGAACCATTTGCAGATATAGATGAAAAATTAGCTGAACATGGTTTGGTCTTACATAAAGATGATGAGCCACCAGAACCATACAAAGGATGAATGATAGTTTTATAAAGTTAGGTGAAGTTGGGGTACACACCACACAAAACAAAGGACATGACCCTGAGTTTTGGGCTGAACAAGCTACAAAGAAAATTTGTGCAGTATCTATGGAAGCACCTGAACATGTAAAACAACAAGCATTAGCTTTCCAAAATCAAGTTTATACTGTAATCTTACACTCTATAAAGAACGCAATAAATTCTAAAAATGTGACATATGTGAATTTATTAAGGCAACAAGGTCATGAAGACATGGCTAACATAATAAAGGAGCTTTAAGAAATGGCTATAACATCAGCAATATGCACAAGTTTTAAACAAGAAATACTTGTAGAAGGGCACAACCTTACCAATGGAGCAGACGCAATTAAATTAGCTCTGTACACCTCTTCTGCAACTTTAGGAGCTGGAACAACAGTTTATGTAACAACAGGTCAAGCAACAGGAACAAACTACACAGCTGGTGGTTCTACCTTGACTAATGTTACACCTTCTACTTCTGGCACTACAGCTATAGTAGATTTTGCAGATTTAACTTTTGGTACTGCAACAGTAACAGCTAGAGGTTGTTTGCTTTACAACAGCACTAATGGAAATAAAGCATTAGCTGCTATTGATTTTGGAGGAGACAAAACAAGCACAGCTGGAGACTTTACAGTAGTTTTTCCAGCAGCTAGCGCCACTGCTGCAATTATCAGAATAGCTTAAATACAATTTTGTAATGGTAGAGTTAGAAAATGCCACTGACAAAATTAACATTTAAGCCGGGCATCAACAAAGAAGAAACAAACTATGCCAATGAAAATGGTTGGGTTGATGGCAATTTAGTTAGGTTCAGAAAAGGTGGTGTTGAAAAACTAGGTGGTTGGGCTAAAAAAAGCTCCAATGTAATACAAGACACTGCAAGAGCTTTACACAGTTGGATTTCTTTAGGTGCTACAAGATATTTAGGTATTGGAACTACATCTAAATATTACATTGACAGTGGTGGTAATTATAATGATGTGACACCAATAAGGGCTACTACTACAGATGGTATAACTTTTTCAGCTACAAATGGCTCTTCAACAATCACTGCAACAGATTCAAGTCATGGTGCTTTAGTAGGTGACTTTGTAACCATATCAGGTGCTGTTTCTTTGGGTGGCAACATAATTGCTAATGTCTTGAACCAAGAATACAAAATTACTGGTGTTCCTACAGCCAATACTTACACTTTTACAGCTGTAGATACAAGTGGTGATACTGTTACTGCTAATGCCAGTGATAGTGGTAATGGAGGTTCTGGTGTTGATGGTGTGTATCAAATCAACTCAGGTTTAGATGTTTTTGTTCAATCTGCTGGTTGGGGTTCAGGAACTTGGAGTGCTGGTGGATTTGGTGCAACCAGTGCTTTATCTGATACAGGTCAGTTAAGGTTATGGACACATGACAACTTTGGAGAAGATTTGATTATAAACCCTAGAGCTGGTGGCATTTATAGATGGGTTGAAAATGATGGTTTAGATACAAGAGCTGTAAGTTTATCAGGCACTACAGGTGCTAATCTAGTGCCAACAAAAGGTTTACAAGTTATCACATCAGAAACAGACAGACATTTAATAGTGCTAGGAGCAGACCCAATAAGCAGTGGTGCAAGAACTGGTGCTGTTGACCCCATGTTGATAGCTTTCAGTGATACAGAAAATGCTTTGGAGTTTGAACCATTAAGCACAAACAGTGCTGGAGATGTCAGATTATCTAGTGGCTCTACTATTGTTGGAGGTTTAAAATCAAGACAAGAAATTTTAATTTGGACTGATACAAGTTTGTACAGCATGAGCTTTATAGGACCACCATTGACTTTTGCTTTAAATTTAATCAATGAAGGTGCTGGGTTAATAGGACCTAAAGCTATGGCAAATGCACCTACAGGTGTGTTCTTTATGTCAAAAAATGCTTTTTATTTTTACAATGGAGCTGTCCAAAAATTACCTTGTACTGTTCAAGATTATGTTTTTTCTGATTTAGATATATCACAAGCTTATAAATGTCATGTGTCTACTAACACTGAGTTTTCTGAGGTTTGGTTCTTTTATCCTTCTTTAGAAGATGGTACTGATGAAATATCAAGATATGTTATATATAACTATGAAGAAAATTTATGGAGCATTGGTTCTTTAGTAAGGCATGCTTGGTTGGATGCTGGCATAGAAAACAAACCTATAGCTGCTGGTAAAGACTCAGCTAAGAGCTACCTTTACTTGCATGAAACAGGCTTCAATGATGATGAAAATGCAATGGATAATGTTTTTGTGGAGTCAGCAGATATAGATATATCTGATGGTGAAAATTTTGCTTTTGTAAAAAAATTAATACCAGATGTGGCATTTGACAGTGAAATAGGAACATCTCCATCACCAGCTATGAATATAGTAGTAAAAAGAAGAAACTTTAATGGTGAAAGCTTGACTACTGATTCAACAACTCAGGTCACAAACTCTTCTACTTTTTCAAGTTTGAGAACCAGAAGTAGGCAACTGGTTT